TTAATTATTTTAGTATGTGTATCATCCCAATAAACTTGGTATGCAGCATTACCGAATAATTTTAAATCAAATGCAACTCTTTTAGTTTCTTCCTGTGGAATTAACTTTTGTAATATTTGATTGAATGCTTCGTTCTTTGAGTATAAACCCTTACCAAATATTAAATCAGCAATACCCTCTACACATGCAGAGTTAGTTGTACTGATATTGTATGTTGTATTTACTGCATCGAAAAAGTCGTCATGTCCATAAACACCGAATGGTATCCAGTTATAGCGAGTCTTTGTATCCTCAGTTATTATTGGTAACTGATTATTATTTACATTAACGATGGAAAATTTCTCTTGTTGTTTCATATTAATTCAAAATTATATATCTGTTTTCACTTTCATGTGAAATTACAGGTGGTATTTGGTTTTCGTATACTGATTTGTCAATTGATTGTGATGCATAAACTTGTATAGTTCCATGCCATATGTCAATAGATGCACTACCTGATTGGTTGTATAATACTGCACGATATTCACTACTTTCAATTGTTCCACTTATACTACCTGTAAATCCTATGAAAGATTCGTATCCTTCAAAGGTTATGCCACTCATACTCATTGTTACATTTTGTAGAGTAATCATATCTTGCAAACTCATCGTAAATTGATTCGATGCAGTTGGTTCAGTTCTAAATGTATACTCATTGGATTGAGATATGTAATAAGCTAGCATTATCTATGTTTTATCTTGTCTATATCTAATAATAACAATACATTAGGTAATAATCGTTATGTATATAATATACAAATAAAAAATGGGATTACCAAATAAATGATAATCCCACTAATATAGTTTATGCTATACTGATTAGTTTGAACCGTATACTACTGTGTAGTTTGCGGTTAAACCACCTAATGCATTAGTTGTTGATGAGCCTGATAAGAATACTGCTGGTAATTGTTCTTGACCTGTGAAAGTAACAGAATAACCATAAAGGTCTCCCATTGCTGCACCTGTTTGAATTGTACCTGCGGTTACATCTGCACCTTCTCTTTCACCAACTAACAAAGCATCACCGTTCATTGTCCAAACGATAATTTGAGGTCTACCATAAGCCATAAGCTTTAATTGAGTAGTCATTTCGTTTGTCAATTTCTTCAAGTTCAATACTAATTCTTGTGAGAAGAAAGTAGTACCATTGTCTCTTGAAGTGTTAACAGTTTCAGTATATGCACTTGAACCTTTTAAAGAATAGTAATATAACACACTACCTGATGGTACTGCTGTTAATTCACCATTCACATTCTTAGTGAAAGACCCAGTTGTGTAGTTAATGAAGTAAACTCCTTGAAGTCCACCTACACTCTCTTTACACACTTCGTTTCTTCCAGCACTTAAATTACAAGCTGCCATAATGATTAATTTTTAATTTTGTTAGTTAAAATTAGTTGGTGAGGATTTTAACCCCCACCGACCAATTAGTTATTTTTTAGTATGCACCGAAGTATACGATATCTTGTCCAACACCGAACTGAACACCAGAAGTAAATCTCATGATGATTCTGTAATTTTGAGAACCATCGATATCAGCCATATCAATTACTTTTGTTTCGTTGTAGTCAGAAAGTAAACCTGTTCCGAAGAATAAGTTAGACTTTTGAGCTGCAACGATTTTGTTAGTACCCATACCTGGACACATTACCATTTCAATACCATTGAAGTTCATTGGTTTTTCACCTACATTCAATTGGTTGTTGAATCCGTTTGCACCTAAACCAGAAGCACCACCGCCAGCTAAAGCTGCTTGGTAATCTCTAGCTACATCAGTAGAAACATAGATTAATAAATCAGGCTTACCGAATACAGTCTTAGGGATTGTTTGGTAAACTGCGTCTAATACAGAGATTACATTCGTAGAAGTTACACTACCAGAGATGATTGCACCTGTACCAGCTGTTCTTGCAGGTAATACATCCGTTGCTCCACCCGTTGCAACTGATGCAGAGAATAAAGTTTGGAAACCTGTGAAAGAACCATTTGAGTTAGTTCCAGCCCAGATGTTTTCTTCTGTTGCTTGTGCAACTACGCCCCCAACATATGACACCAAAAAGTCATTAAATGACTTCGGGATTTCATCAAATGCTGAAAAACCTAGGCTCAGGGCTTCCCATGAATCTACAAACTCTTGCTTACATAATTGTAAGTTAACTTGTAATTCTTTTGGTTCTAAGATTTGTTCAGAGATAGATACACTACCTGAAGTTGTGAAGTCACAAGAAGCATCTTGTACGATACCACTTGTAGCTAATTTTTGGATTACAGACTTATACTTCACGTTTGGCATGATAGTAACAAGCTTTTTATCCAATGTGTTTGCACTTAATAACGCTGCTGCGATATATCCTGAAGCCGCCTCACCTCTATAAGATGAATTGTCAATTGTAGGAAGTGCGAATTTTTGTAATTTGTTCATTGTTTCCTTTTTTGGATTGTTAATAATTTTAATTATATAATTTAGATAAGAAAGAAGATTGTGCGTCTTTTGTTTTCTTACCATAATTTTTTCTGTTGTCTGCTGCAAATTTCAAACCTTCTTCGATTGGAGCACCATCTAATTTTGGTAACTCTTCTTCTTCCATTTTAATACCTGCAACTTCTTGGTTAACTTCTTGGTCAACTGGTGGCATCATTGCCTCTTCCATCATCTTCATTTTCTTTTCCATCTCTTCGATTCTGTAAGACATCTCTTCCATCTTCTTACCTAATTCGATTTCGATTTCATCTTCATCTTCTTTTGTTGCGTCAGCAGGAATTGGTTCAACCTCTTCGGTTTCTTCTTCCATCTTTAAAGTACCACTAGCGATTTGATTCTTTTGGTCAGGCACTTCGTTTACTTTTAATAAGTCACCAGATGCTTGTGGAATTTCTTCTACCTTTACAGTTTCTAATTCTACATTTTCTCTTTCAACGATTTTACCATCCTTAGTCATTACTTTCATTAGGTTTTCGTTACCTTCTGAATCAGTCAATGCTAATTCGTGTTCACCGTCTGGTGCAGGAGTTTTAGTACCATCTTCTGATACTACGAATAAATCTTCACCTACATCAAATGTTGCAGATTCTACGATTGTTCCGTCTTTCAATTTTGCGTAAGTCAATTCAACCTTTTCATCTAATGATAACAAAGTTAATATCTTACTTAATACAGTTTTTGAAGTCATGTTTGTTTGTTTTATACCTTTAATAACAAAGGTTGATTAAAAAATAGTTATTTTTATTATGTTAATGTGTATCTTATTATTACTACGCCGCTTCCTCCTTTTCCAACTGTTGCATAAGAGCCTCCACCTCCTCCTCCAAATCCAGGTACAGCATCTTGTGCAACTTGTGTAAAACTACCACCTGCACCAGCATTCAATCCACTAATACCAGCAGTATTACCTGCACCAGAAGTTGCTCTTCCTCTACCACCACCACCTGAACCATATACAGATGATGTTCCATCCATATTATAAGTTAATCCATTAAATCCATTTCCACCCGTAGCTTGAGGAACACAACTAGCATCCGAACCAGAAACACGTGCACTACCTCCACCTCCACCTGGTGAGTTAGTACCACCACAACTTAAACTTGCACCCGCAGCAAATTCGGTTGGTTTACCTGACTTTCCCAAAGTTACGCTTCCACCACCTAATGCTTCGTATTTAAATCCTGTGTTAGCTATTGATGAACTTTCACCTGCATTTCCACCAATACCTCCCAATCCAACACTTACATTATATCTTCCTTTGTATAATCTAGTTTCAGTATATAAAACACCTCCTCCACCACCACCAGATTGTCCTCCACTTGCACCACCTGCAACTACTAATAAAGTTGCATTAATATTACTTGGAACTACTAATTCTCCACTTGTTGTAAATTTATTAAAAGCATAATTAACTCCACCTGATGTGAATGACCCAGTCACGCCACCAATAAGATTTAAATTGCCTGTTTGTGAACCTAAGAATGCAGTAGGTGTAAATCTCATTATACTAAATTATTAATAGATGTTGCGTATATAATTGAACTATCAAAAGTTATTAAACTAATTATATCTTTTGAAGATGTTATAGGTGTTGCAATATATGAATTACCTGCAGGGAAATCAAATGTTGAATTATAACTTATACTACCAGTTCCATCGGAAGGCTGTGTTAATAATAAGTTTACAGTTTGACCAGGTATAATATTACTAGCTGCTAAATGTGTTGTACTGCCTGATACTAATGTTAATGTAAAGAAGTTACCTACTCTTAAATCCATAGATGCAGTTTGTGATGCAATACTCATTGAGACTACATTACCATATATACTACCTGTTATTGTTTGACTACCTGTGAATATATTACTACCTGTTGTTGCTAATGTAGGATTTAATAATAATTGTGATGCACTAAATAATTCTAAATTAGCAGTTTCAATTAATAAACTTGCTGATGTTATTTCTAAATTATTTAATCTAATATTTGTCGATGCCGTATAATTGTTTATATATGCATATGATTGACTAAAGCTTGTTGCAACACTTGCACTGAATAAGGATTGAGATGCAGCAGTTGATTGAGTATAATCATTAAACGAAGATGTATTTAATTTCGTATCAATGTTTGCCTGTAATGCTGATGAACTAGCATCTAATTCACCTTGAGTTGCATATCCACCACTTAACGATGATGATAAGTTTAATAATTCAACCAATGATGCAGTTGCAGATAAGTTGAAACTATTTTGTGATTGACTAAATGCATTAAATGTATTTAGGGATTGAGATATAGATGTTGCAACACTTGCACTAAATACAGATTGTGTTGCTTGAGTCGATGCAGTATACTCATTAAAAGAAGCAGTATTTAATTTAGTTCCATCTTGTTGAATAGTCACATTTGCAATAGGGCCTGATACATTTTGTACAATACTTGCAGATACTAATCCGTTAAAGAAGAATCTTGTAGAGTATCCTTGTAAAACACCATCGTCTCTGATTTCATTTATAGAAGAAGTCCATGCTTCCCAACTACCAGTCCATGCAGATAAAGAATCTAGCTCTTGATTTGCTGATTGTGTAAATAGATTTAAATTTGCATTAGTTACTAATTGACTTGCAGTAAAAGAATTTAATGCAGTAAATGATGGTTGCTGAGAAGATGTAAAAGATTGTAATGCAGTGATTTGTTGATTCCAACTTGCACTATCTACATTATAAGTAATCTCATCAACTAATGAGTCAATCATATTTACATTGAATGCTCTTAAATCAGATGGAGTAATTGCACCTGCGTTATTATTTGGAAATGATTGACTATTATCAACCAATAGGGCTTGCTTCGATATTTCAGACATATCTATATTTTATTTTATTTATAATACTTTATCAAAACCATCAGAGTATCCATCACTAAATCCACCACCGCCTGTTCTATTAGGAGATTCGATTACACCAATACCTTGTTGCATCAAAGCACCTTTACAACATTCAACAGAGTATGTAGGTTTATCTAAACACAAACATGCTCGTCTACTATTCTTTGGACTACTCAATCCACGAGTTGGCCCTATGTAGATGCCGCTATTGTTTTCTCTATTCACAGAGTACCTTAAATTGCCACTTCTGCTATTAGACCATTTACCACTCATAGTTTCGTTTTAGTAATAACAATGATTAAATGAAATATGATTATCCCAATTTCTTTAAGGATTCTCTATGCATTAGATTTTCTAACTGATTCTTATCTGCTTTATATGCCAGAAATAATAAACACTTCTCCAAAGGTTCTTCTACAACTTTGTCGATTTTTGTAATGTCTCCATTGGCGAGATTAATAATTGTTGAATATGCTGACCACTTTTTTCCAAAATTGCTTTCATGTTCGTTGGTATATCCTTCTCCGTCAAAGAGTTCAGGGTAAAATTCAGTAAGTTTATTAATGTATGAACAAAAAAAAACAGACACCCGAAATGCACATCCATACCTACTTCTAAAAACAATTCGGAGTTATCTACACCTTTATATGTTTCAATCTCATACATCTCACCTCTCTTATGTTTAATAGGTCTATACAATACAGACATTATCTTTGCCCAATCGTTATTGATACTGAACTCTTTATACTTAGTAACATCCGCATATGCACCATAAGCCATCTGCGATAAGTTAGGTTCGAATCCATACTCTATACCATCTATCGTTATTATTCTTTGTAGAGGTAAATCGGTATTAGTAATAAATGCTTCTAATTCATTTTTAATTATCACATAGTCATCAACTGCAATAGACTTTAAATACATAGGGTCTAATCCACATAGGTGCATAAACATAACAGCAACTACTGCTTTCTCATCATCTTTGTATGCTTCCAAATCTTTTTGTAATGCTAACCACTTCTTTAAACTTATATCTCCGTAAGATGTTGGTATTTTTAATTCTAATTCTTTTACTGCCATATGTTCAATGTTTTTAATATATTTGATAACCTTATTACTTTTTTCTCTTCTCTTTCTAATTTAGCATTCATCATTACAAGTTGTGCTGATTTATTATCTACTTCTTCTTGCAGAGTCTTTGCGTATAGTATTAACTCTTTTATTTCTTCTTCTGTCCAAGTTTGCATTAGTATTTATATTTTCCTATTGTGATTGCATATGTTCCTTTACTCTGTGCCTTTTGTGATAGAGACATCATACATCCATATCTTGCAGCATCTATTGCGTGGTCTAATCCACCTTCAGGTCTATCCGTTACATATCCATGCTTATCCGTTTCGTATTGGTAAGCATACATCTCATTGATTAGATTCTGCGATTGCTTTAATATCTTTATCTTATAGTTCTTCATTACTGATATACCAAAGTTAATACTATCCTTACCTTTCACTACTGGCTTTGTATTGAATCCACTTCTATATAATTCCTCAATCAGTCTTGGTTCTGAACTATCGCACCATATTGTTTGAGACTTATCTATGTCCAACTCTTTCAATCTATTTATGATGTCATTC